CAACAGCAGTGACGGTGACATGCGCGTTTACAACGGTAGCGCATGGATTAACGTAGTTTCATCACTAGGCAATCTAGCCAATGTTGTTGAGGATAGCACACCACAGTTAGGTGGCAACCTAGACACTAATGGCAATGATATTGTTACAACATCCAATGCCAACTTAGACCTTGCACCAAATGGCACAGGCGCTGTGGTTGTAAAGGGGAACACTAACCCTGGCAGTATTATATTTAACTGCGAGTCCAACAGTCACGGTCAAACAGTCAAAGCGCAGCCACACTCAGCCACTGTTACAAACACCCTGACGCTTCCGGCTGGTGGCAACCAAGAGATTGTAGGTACTACAGCTACACAAACACTTACTAACAAGTCTATTGTAGCTACACAGCTTACAGGCACAATTGCTAATGCAAGACTAGATGCACAGCTACAGGATGTAGCTGGACTAGCGGTAACAAATGGCGGTTTTATTGTAGGCGATGGTTCCAACTTTGTGCTAGAGACCGCAGGAACTGCGCGTACATCACTTGGACTAGGAACAGCAGCGATTACTGATACAGGAACTTCTGCTGGAAATACTGTGGTTTTGGATGGTTCAGCTAGGCTACCAGCAGTAGACGGGTCACAATTAACTAATCTATCATCCACAGGTGCGACTGCTGGTTTCGCAGTGGCTATGGCTATCGCGTTGTAAAATAAGGATTTATTATGGCACAGGACTTTGAAAGAAACATTGCAAGGAATGTTGGCACAGGTGAAGTTGTTTTACGAACCGCTAACTCTGATGATGCCTTAATTGGTATTAACATTGCTAATGTAACAACCACCCAAATCTTGATGGACGTATACATCACTGGCGCTGGTGCTACTGATGATTATTACATTATAAAAGATGCCCCAATCCCAGTAGGTTCAGCCCTGCAAGTCTTGGATGGTGGAGCAAAGGTTGTAATGCAATCTGGCGATATACTTAACGTAAAGAGTGATACTGCATCAAGCGCAGATGTTTGGGTTTCCGTAGTCGATACCATTAGTTCATAAGGAATAAAGTATGCCCTATATTGGTCAAAAAGTTCCAGGTTCTTATCAAGCTACTAAGGCTGTACAACGCTTTAATGGTGATGGTTCCGATACTACATTCACACTGACTACCACAGTATCTTCTGTGCAAGACGTACTGGTGTCAGTCGATGGTGTCGTGCAGGATACAGCAGCCTACACTATTCCTGATGGCACTACACTTACATTTACTGCCGCGCCTTCTTCTGGTACAGGTAACATCTTCGTAAACTACCTTGCCCCGCAAGCTGGTACAATCACACCACCCGCTGAGAACAAAGGTAACTTCAAGGCTGGTGGCTTGTTCCGTGTCAACGCACAATCCCTCACAGCAAATACAACCATCCTAGCTACAGAAAATGCCAACGTGACAGGGCCGTTTACTGTGGCTAGTGGTGTTACATTAACCGTTGAAAGCGGTGGGACATTGGTGACGCTATGAGTACATTAAAAGCAGATACCATTCAGAGTACAGGCGGTGGTGCGGCTACGCTGACTAAGCAAGAAGCAACAAAGCATTGGGTAAACTATGATGCGGTAGACCAAACAACGGATGGGTCGTTAAATCAAAGCAGTTTAACTGACCATTCGACAGGTGAGTTCAGTTCTACTTTTACGAACAATTTTAGTTCAGCAACAAACAAATGCCATTTATCATCTTGTTTAAATTCTTCCAATGGCGGCGATAACAGGACTTCGGATGTTGGCAGAGCCGGTATGATATCAAATCTTGGACACGTTGTAAGTGATTCAACAAGTAATCCGCTGTCCACGTCAGAAATTCAGTTCTATACCACTTATGGTTCATCTGGTTCTGGCGATGCCGCAGTATATGATGTAAGTGGTGTTTATTGTGCAAGTATAGGAGACCTCGCATGAGTAAGATACTTGTAAATGAACTAGCTCACACAAACGACACTACGGCTATGACTATTGATAGTAGTGGGCGTGTTGCTCTTCCTAATCGTCCTTACGCTTTTGTTGACTTTGGTGGCAGTGGATATGCAAGTAAAACTGGTGGTGCAACTTTAGTTTTTGATAATGCAATTCACAATGATGGAAGTCATTATAATACAGGAACAGGAATTTTTACTTGTCCTGCTGCTGGTTTATACACTGTTCAATGTTGCTTATTAAGTCAAAATACCAGCGATGCTTATGAATTGTACCTTAATCAAGATGGAACAACTATAGCAAGGACTTTGACGATTGGCAGGGCTGTGTCATTTTCTTACGCAATAAAATGTACTGCTTCACAAACTCTAGCTGTCGCTATTTCTACCACTGTAAACATCTTTGAAGGCACAGGAACAAGTAGATATAGTTTTGCAGTTTTTACATATATAGGATAAACAAATCTCATGGCAAATTATAAAAATATTAAAGTATTAGAGCCGCCTACTCTAGCATTACATCCTGCGCTTACGGCAGAGGCTATTCTTAAAGCATCTGATTGGACACAGATACCGAATAATGGTTTGACTGATGATTGTGTCACGGCTTTCAATACCTATCGTGCAAGCATACGCACCATACGCAAAACAAATCCAGACAGCCCAACTTGGCCTGATGCGCCTACAGAGGAGTGGTCATAATGGCACTAGGAAAAATCAAAGCAGATACCCTAGAACACAGCACCGCAGGTTCTCTGGATACATCTTATGTGGTGAATGGTAGTGCGAAGGCGTGGCTTAAATATGACCAAGCAACGACTACTGCAATAGATGTAAGTTTCGGTGTCAGCGGAATTACAGACGAGGGTACAGGTGACGCAACCACGGCATTTACAAATTCTTTTTCTAGTGCTGATTTTGTTCACAGTGGTTTTGCCAAAGAAAATGGATTGATTAACTGGAAGTCATGTGCCGCTGGAAACATTAGGTGCGTAACAATAACAACATCAGCATCAAACGCAGACTACGATGAAGTTGCTATAATTTTACACGGAGACCTAGCATAATGCAGACACCAGAGTTTCAAGGCACACCCTTATTCGACAGACTATGCTGGGCGAAAGAAAACCTAGACGGTGTGCAGTCAGACTATCGTGTGGTCTATGAAGACAAGATAGATGAGTGCGCTAAGATACTTGTACCTGACCCTAACTGGATGGCTTGTGCGCTACAGGGCGGCATCTTACCTCCCGTAGAAGTATACCACGAGCTAGCAAAGGATGAGGCACAGCCTGACTTTACTAAGCATACCCGTGGCTATTTACTACACGAGACACAACCTGTTGGTCGGATGACTGAAGAAGAAGCTATTGAGTATCTTATAAAGAAAGACTGCCCACAAGCGGTGTGGAAAACATATAACGAAGGTAACCGCCTTAAGATGGTTATCTGTAAAAAAAAACAATTACCTCAAACTAGAGAATGGCGAAACGCATGGAAGATCGATCAAGATCTAATCGCTGCATAGGAGAAATAAATGGTAAATACATATATTAAGGTAGGTGATCAGACTCCTCTTGCGAGTTCTGTTACTGTACCTACAGACCGTAACTTCCGTGGTGCTTGGGTTCTTGACGGAACTGTAATCTCGGAAGATATGACTAGTGCTAAGGCTATATTTAAAGATAAAGTAAGAGAAGTACGTAAGCCACTACTAGAAGCTAAAGACGTAGAACTTATGAAGGCGCTTGAAACTAGCACAAGTACAACAGCTATTGCTACAGCTAAAAATGCACTTCGTGATGCACCAGCTGCTTCAGCTATTGATAGTGCGTCAACAATTACAGAGCTAAAGGCAGCTTGGGATACATCGTTACTTGGTGCAAGCCCTTACTAATAGGAGGCTATAATGGCATTAAGTACAATTAAAACAGCTAGTATAGCTAACGATGCTGTTACTACTGATAAAATAGTTAATGATGGTAATCTTGGAAACAAGAACCTGATTATCAATGGTGCGATGCAAGTGGCACAAAGGGGAACGAGTGGCACAAGCACTGCGGATATTTACACAGTGGACAGATTTTCTTTAGGCCACGGCTCACCTGTAAATGCTATGACTTTTGAACAATCAACTGATGCACCTGCCAACTTTAAATACAGTCTGAAGATAACAGCGGGAACTGGTGCAAGTGCTGGAACAACAGGTTATGCTAGTTTGCGTCAAGCAATTGAAGGCCAGAATATAGCTCATGTTAACTTTGGTACTAGTGCAGCAAAAGATATTACTTTGTCGTTTTGGGTTAAGTGCAGCCTAACTGGAAACTTTGGAACTAACATTAGAAACCAAGCTGGCAACAGAGCATACGCTAGTATTTATACTATAAATTCTGCAAATACTTGGGAGTATAAAACTGTTACAATTCCAGCCGACACAGGTGGCACTTGGCCTACAGACAGTAACATAGGTTTTCATATGCAGTGGGATTTAGGTGCAGGGTCTAACTACGACATTGCCGCTGGCTCTTGGACAGATGGCACTAATATGTTTGGTGTTGAAGGTACAGTAAAATTAACAGAGACAACTAATGCAACTTGGCAAATGACAGGCGTACAGGTTGAAATCGGAGATGTAGCCACGCCTTTTGAGCATGAGGACATAGGGGCTACGTTACGCAAGTGCAAACGCTATTATGAAATGATAGATACAACTATTTTTCAAACTAATTATTCATCTAATGGTTTAGGGAATTTTGCTTGGACAGAACAAAAACGAGCAACTCCAACCCTATCCGCAGACACTAATCCTGACATGACCTTACACGCTGAAACTACAAGTGGTGGTTATGTTTATAAAGGGTCAGGATTTACTGGTAATGCTGTAAGGGGATTAAGAGGAGCTTCTGAACTATGATTATAGAAAATGCTAAATATGTAAAGGCTCCATTAGATAACCCAGATAATAAAAACACTGCGGTCAAAGCCACCATCAACGGCACTGAAATGTTTGTACCTTTAGACCTAGACAATGCAGACTTCATTGAAATCCAACGCCAAGTAGACGCTGGCACAGTAACAATAGAGGAGGCTGACTAATGCCATATATAGGCAAACAACCCCTCGCAGGGGATTTTAAAAAACTAGGCGCACTCACAGCGTCTGCTACAGCTACGTATGCACTTACTTTTAATAGTGCTGCATTTACGCCAGCTAACGCAGAGTCTTTGATTGTGTCGCTTAACGGTGTAACACAAGCACCTAATGACGCTTATAGTGTCAGTGGTAGTAACATTGTGTTCGCCTCTAACTTATCTTCTTCAGATAGCATTGATTATATTCTTGCACTAGGAGAAGTAGGTAATCATACAGTACCATCAGATAACTCAGTTACTACAGCAAAGCTCAGTAGCACTATTAGTCGTGGCGGTGTAGCTAATATTCGTGTTAACCCTAACAGCCTTACAGATAATACAACGATTGCCAGTGGTGAGAACGCTCTTGTAGCAGGACCATTTACACTTGCAGCTACGTTGACTATCAACGGCACATTTACGGTGGTGTGATATGAGTAAACTTTATGTAGATGAACTATATCCAAAGACCACTGGTAGTCAGGTGATTATGCCAACTAAGCCATCTTTCTTTGCTACTAACAACGCTAACGCATGGCAAAGTTTCGGTAATACTAACTTTAATACAATGCCTTTTAATACGACCTCTCATAATGTTGGTGGGCATTACGATACCTCAAGTTATAGATTTAATGTTCCTGTTACGGGTTCTTATTATTTTTATATGCAATTCTTACATGATGCCACAACTACATCATCTTACGGTGAAGCTCGTTTTCACAGAACCGACACAAGCGGTGGTGGGCATATTTTAGCTTTTAAGCATAACAGTTTTCAAGGAGATACGGTTGCTGTAGCAACGGTCGCCTACTTACAAGCTAATGATTATGTCGAAGCACAAGGTCGAGTAGGTAATACTAACGCAGACGATTGGTACGCTATAAGTTATTATGCAAACTTTTGCGGCTACTTAATAGGATAGGAGGATAACATGGCTTCAATAATCGGAGTGGAAAACCTCCAGCATACTAACGGAACAACAGCGGCTACGATTGCCGCTGACGGTAAATTTACTGCACCTAATCTAGTTATGCCTACTGGCTCTGTGCTTCAGGTTCAGCAAGATATTGGTCCTACCAGTGTACAAGATATAAGTTCAACATCTTTTGTCGATACTGGTCTTAGCGTTGATATTACTCCTCGTGATGCAAACAGTAAGTTTCTTATTCAAGGAGCAATGGATGTAGATATTGATGCAAACGAACAAACTTTTTTTACAGTGTTTAGAAACGCTACAGATTTAGGAAGCACTAATGGGCTTGTAAACACTTGGAACGGCACTAATCGTATGATTGTGCCTATTACTATTTTGGTTTTAGATTCTCCATCTACTGCATCAACAATTACCTATAAAATTAAAATTAAAAATGCGGCAGGAACTGTCAGATTAAATTCACAAGGCACTAAAATTATAATGACTGTTTCAGAAATAGCAGGATAGGAGATACAAATGACAAGTATATTAAAAGTAGACTCCATCCAAAATTCGGCTGGAACTGTAATTATGCCAGTGATGAGTGGTGGTATTATTCAAGTTCAATACACTCAGTTTACTAATACGGCATCACCGTCTATCACAAGCACTACGGACACTGTTTTAACTGACCTAACGGTATCAATTACCCCTACTTCAACATCTAGTAAAATACTATTACAAACTCATGTGCTGTTTGAAGCTAGTATTTCTGATTACAAAGTTAACTGGATGTTCTTTAGAGATAGCACTGTGTTAAAAGCACCTATAGCAGGTAGTCGAAAATCTGTTATTTCTGCTAGTGCGGCTTCATTTTATGATGATGATAATTCATCTACCCCATCAACTGCGGTCTATCAGTATTTTGACACACCATCAACGACAAGTGCGGTAACTTATAAAGTAGGGGTAATTACCGATGGTGCCTCTACCTTATACATAAATAGAAGCGCAGTAGACGCTGATTCTTCTGGGTATGAACGAGGTGTTTCATACATTAGCGCAACAGAGATAGCAGGATAGGAGGCTGACATGGCACTTACAAAACTAAATAATCAGTCTCTTGTTGCAGTCACATCTGCTGGCTTGCCTAGTGGTACGGTGTTGCAAGTAGTGCAAGGGTCTACTTCAACTGCCGTGAGTGCTACATCTTCTTATGTAAGTACTGGTTTAACGGCTTCTATAACCCCCTCTTCTACTTCTTCTAAAATATTGGTAATAGTTCAACAACAAGGGTGTGCCGCTGCTGTTACGTCTACGGGATGTATTGATATGAAATTACAAAGAGGGACTTCTGATATCCATAAATTTGCTCTGGCATATTTTTACGTTAATCCAGATGACGGTGCAGGATTCAGAGATGGGATTAGCGCAACCTTTTTAGATAGTCCCTCAACAACTTCTGCTACAACATACAGAACTGTTTTTAAAGCAAATAATGGTGGTACATCTTATGTGCAAAATGATAACGCAAACAGTGTATCTACGATTACACTTATGGAAATCGCTGGGTAATGAAAATGTCACAGGAAGTTTCACCAGAACTACGAGTTGCTATAGAGCTAGAAGCACATGAAAAAGAATGTGCAGTACGCTATGCTTCTGTAGAAGATAAACTATCAGGTCTCGACAAAAGATTGTGGAGACTTGAAGCAATGATAATGGGATCAACGATAATAGTCGTTGGTTTAGCATCCTCTCTCTTAATGAAAATGTGAGGTTAATAAAATGATCGCAGAAACAATGGCAGGTATAGCTTTAGTTAAAGGTGCGGTTGACGGTATCAAAAGTATGATTGGTACTGCCAATGATGTAAGCGAAATAGCTGGGTATATAGACAAGTTGTTTGAGGGCGAAAAACAAGTACAACAACAAAGAAATAAAAAAGATGGAGTAGATAACTTTGGAGGTATCGGAGGTGTAGCATCTGAAGTTATTGATGCAAGACTAGCTGCAGAAAAACTCCAGGAAGTAGCTTCCTTAGTTGATATGCGATTTGGTCATGGTACATGGAAATCAATTGTTGATGAACGAGCTAGACGTATTAGAGAAGAAAAAGAACGAATAGCAGCATTTAAAAAAGCACAAAGAATAAAAGCACAAGAACGAGATGATTTGATAAAACAAGTATTAATTGCTGCTGGTTGCATAGTTGCAGTTATAGGAATAATTATAGCTATGGCAATATCAGTATCTCGTGCAGTAACAATTTAGAGGAGACTAAAATGTTTGAAGTATTAGTATTGGTTTGTTTAGCATCAAACCCTAACACATGTTTTGAGTTAGAAGATACAAGGGGTCCGTATGAAACAAGAGAACAATGTGTAGCCCGTTCAATAGAAATGCGTGAATTTATAGATGAAATGCCAGATCATATACCTCAAGCATATAAGTGTGTACACCATGAAATAAAAACCCCAGGAGTAGCAACATGATATCTGCACTAATAGGCCCTGTTACAGGACTACTAGATAAGTTTATTCCTGACGCTGACGAGAAAGCAAGGATTGCTCACGAGCTTGCTACGATGGGTGAGAAACACGCACAAGAGTTAGCACTTGCCCAAATAGAAGTAAACAAAGCTGAAGCTGCTTCAGGCTCTATATTCAAGGGCGGCTGGAGACCAGCAGTTGGTTGGGTATGTGCCTCTGCTTTTGCCTACCACTTTGTTTTACAGCCCATCCTGCTCTTTGTAGTGGCCTTAACGGGTACTGAGCTACCTACCCTACCTGAGTTTGATATGAGCACGTTGTTGCCCGTCCTAGGCGGTATGTTGGGGATTGGTGGTTTACGTAGCTATGAAAAGAAACAGGGGCTAACAAAATGAATATAGATAAATTAAGAGAAGAACTTAAAACTGATGAGGGTTGCAAGTATGAAATCTATCTTGATCACCTTGGCCTCCCTACACACGGCATTGGTCATCTTATTTTATCTAGCGATATGGAATACGGACAGGCAGTTGGCACACCAGTCTCAGAAGATAGAGTTAATGAGTGCTTCGCTAAAGATGTCGAAACAGTGTTATCGGAGTCCTTACAGCTATACCCCAACTTTGAGGTTTTGCCTGAAGAAGTCCAATTAATTATTGCTAATATGATGTTTAACATGGGCCGACCCAGGCTCAGTAAGTTTAAAGGTATGAAAGCTGCGGTAGATGCTGGTGATTGGCATAGGGCTGCAGTAGAAATGGTTGACAGTAAATGGTATCAACAAGTAACAAATCGTGCTGATCGTCTTGTACAAAGGATGAGAGCAGTTAAATAGTATATACCCCTTATAGGAAAAATCTATTCAAATAAGAGGTAATAACACCATGAGAAATGTAGAATACGCTGGACCAATCACATCTATTTCCGAAGAGATTGATGCAATGAAGTATCGTCAAGACGGTGAGTCTTTTGATGATAAAGTAAAACGAATGGCAGGGGCACTTAATGATACCCCTGAGCATCAATTAGAACTAGAGGACATCTTTGGAAACATGAGGTTTCTACCAGCAGGTAGAGTCCAAAACGCTATGGGCAGTAGGCGTATTACTACAGCATTTAATTGTTTTGTTAGTGGTGTTATTGAAGATAATATGAAGTCTATAATGAAACGTGCTGCAGAAGCTGCAGAGACTATGCGTAAAGGTGGTGGTATTGGATATGATTTTAGTAGACTACGACCACGGGGCGATCATATTAACTCTCTCGATTCTCAGTCTTCTGGTCCTGTTTCTTTTATGGGGATCTTTGATGCAGTGTGCCAAACAATTGCTTCTAGCGGTCACAGGCGAGGAGCACAAATGGGTGTCCTTCGTGTTGACCATCCTGACATACTCGACTTTATTCGTGCTAAACGCAACAGTGATAAGCTCACCGGATTTAATATCTCTGTCGGGATTACAGATGCCTTTATGGAAGCTTTGGATAACAATACCGAGTACGAGCTTTTGTTTGATGGTGTTGTGCGTGGCACTCTATCAGCCCAAATGGTATGGGATGAGATAATGAACTCGACCTGGGATTGGGCAGAGCCAGGGGTTCTGTTTATTGACCGTATACAAGAGATGAATAACTTATGGTACTGTGAGACTATTGAAGCCACTAACCCATGTGGTGAGCAGCCGTTGCCCCCTCAAGGTGCATGTCTATTAGGTTCCTTTAACCTAGTAAAGTATCTTGATAAGAGTGCTGATAACTATACATTTAATTTTACACAGTTTAAGAAAGACATTCCACATGTAGTACGTGCTATGGATAATATTATTGATCGTACTATATACCCACTTAAAGAACAGTCTGATGAGGCTAAAGACAAAAGACGTATGGGACTAGGTGTTACTGCCTTAGCTAACGCTGGTGAGCTTCTAGGATACCCTTACGCCTCTCCTGATTTTCTTAACTGGACTGAAAAGGTCTTTGCTTGTTTAAGAGATAATTGTTATAAGGCATCTGCTTTGTTAGCAAAAGAAAAAGGTGCATTCCCTATGTATCGTCCAGAGTATTTAAAGTCTAACTTTGTACGTACCTTACCTGCATCTGTTAAGAAGGAGATTAGAGAATATGGCATACGCAACAGCCACCTCACTAGTATTGCTCCTACTGGTACTATCAGCCTTGTGGCAGATAATGTCACTGGTGGGATAGAGCCTGTATTTAGTCATTACTATGATCGTACTATTCAAACATTTGAAGGGCCTCGTGTAGAACGTGTAGAAGACTATGCTTATTCTAGAGGGGTAGCAGGGAGGACATCATCTGATATTTCAGTTCAAGATCACTTAGCGGTATTGCTGTTGTCTCAACATTATATTGACTCAGCATGTTCTAAAACTTGTAATGTGGGAGATGATGTGTCATATGAAGATTTTAAACAAGTGTATGTTGATGCCTGGAAGGGCGGGGCGAAGGGATGCACTACGTTCAGGATCAGTGGAAAACGATTTGGTATCTTTAACGAAACCGTGGAAGCGGAAGAGAAGGTATCTAGCACGAATGAGGAAATGGTTGAAGAAGAGGGAAAGGTTGAGGCTTGCTTTATCGACCCGCTTACAGGCCAAAAAGAGTGCGCTTAGTAATTAATTAACGGAGGAGTAACATGGCAGAAGAAACAATTTCTGTTACCGATATCGCATCGAAAGGGGTTATCATTGATACTCCTCCTGTTGCCTTAGCACCAAACGTATTTACAGATGTACGTAATGTTAGATTTAAAGATGGTGCAGTTCGTAAAATATCAGGAGAGCTACTACTTAATAATATTGTAGAAGATCTTGTACCATCAAATGAAGTGTTTGGTCAGGTTAGATACTTTGCAGTATGGGAAAACCCCAACAAAGCACCTCATGGTTGTTATTATATTTGGGTAGTAGATTATGTTCGTGCTGGTATTACTGTAGGTCAAAAGGTTTATATCCAAGATCACATAGGCACAAAGAAAGACATCACACCTTCTAGTATGTCTGATGGTTTTGCATTTACAACCTACGGTTGGCAGCATACTTTGTTTAGTGGTGGGTTTGCATTTATCTTAAACAACGGTATTGATAAGCCACATTACATTCTTGATACTGCAGGGAACACAGATATTAATAATATTGTTCTTGCAGAGCTTCCTGGATGGGATAGTTATCAAGTAGAACAACAAGTGTATAATGATACATATTTAACTGGTAATAGTACTGTGTTTGATCTTGGTCAAAAAGTAGACTTTTCAGTTAACTCAATTATTATTACAGGAACTAACAATAAAACTGCACAAGCAGGTAGCCCTGCAGGATCAGGTACAGTAAACGGAACTAACTTTGTTCCTGGTAATTTGCCTGGAACTATCCCTACTGTATCAGGTAATAACTTTCAGATATATACAGATACTTCTACAAACACAACTGTTGTTGTTATGGGTGGTCTCAGTGTTAACGATACTGTAAAAGTAACTATTGAATCTAGAAACATTGTAGATGTACGTGCAGGTATTGTACAATCTTTTGGAGACCTGCTAGTTGCTGGTGACTTAACAGAAGTAGATTCAACTAACAATGCAAAGATTATTCGTAGACTGTCAGGTGTAGTTCGTACATCAGATGT